TGACAGCCCTTGAGCTTAGAGTCTAACTAGCTTCTCTCAGGCTCAGCCGCATAGAGCCCACAGTCAATAAGAGGGACACCGCAACAGGTAGCCTATAGGTTATGGAGTCGGTCTAGTGCTTCAGCGTCATTGCTTTTAGCCAGTACAATTTGAAATTGTGTTTGTATCATATTATTAAATATGACTGATGAGCTCCAGTAGAGCGAAACAAACAAACGGAGTCTTAACTTATGGCTAAGATACCTTATAAAGTTCAAAAACTTATCAATATAGAGGCTATGGCTTCTTATAAAGATGAGCAAGAAAAAAAAGAACATTTTGAGCGTTATAACAAAGAGACTGACAAAGCTAAAAAAATTAAGATGTTAGCTGAAGCAGTTAAAGAAGGTTGGATTTAATTTGTATCAATCCAAGCGTTATTGGGACAATATCAAACTTATTAAAGTTGATAACCTTGAGCCGCTTGAGATTGTACCATTAAAAGACCAACACAAACAAGCTAAAGAGCTTGAGCCTGAAACGAAGTTAATATTGTGGAAGCTCAAGTATCAATCAAATTAAAATTGTGGGCGGTTGCATTTTTTGCCGCCCTCAGTTATACTATATATAAACTAACTTAACCAACGGAGTAAATAATATGCAAGTAATACAAATGCACAGCCCAAAAAGCTACAACCCAGTTGCGAACCAGTATAAAATACATGATAATTTTGGAAATACTTTTTTCCAATCTTATCGTAGTTTGATTGCTAAAATAACTGCAACAGGTCAAATATTCCTAGATAAGAATTACTGGGATTATTCACGTACAACAGGCAAGTATAGAAATATATTTTTGTCTGAGACAATGGCGGAAACTAAAAAGCGTATCAAATCTGGTGAGTATAAACTGGTTGACTTACAGAACCAATTAAAGTCACTTGAAGAGCCTGAGCTAAAGGCTAGATATTTTGACAAGTGGAAGCAAGAAGAGGCTGACAAGGCTGAAGCGTTTAGGAATGAGCGTTATGCTGAGAGACTAAAAGTCAACGGCTACAGAGACTAATGGACTTGACACCGCTTAAAGGCGTGACAATTCAAAAAAATGTTGCTTTAAGTTTAATAAGGTCGCATGGTTGCGAGTGTGACCTTAGCGACTTTTTTAAATCTTGCGGCAATAAAAAAACCTATTCAGCTATAAAAGTTTATCACTGGTTAGGCTATTAACTATGAGACTTGAAGCGGTTTATAATTAGACCGCTTTGAGATTTATAGTCAAATATAAATCTTAATAGTGCAATAAGTCGCTTTTAGTAGTGCCACACTATCGGAGACAGGCGGAAGATTAACACAGACAATTCCGCCTACTCCACCTAAAGACTAGACGGCGTCTATTTTTTGATATTTATTATTATTATTAAAGACTAGACGGCGTCTTTTTTTATCAACTAAACAATCGGAGTATAATATGTATATAGATAAGTATAATATAACTGTTAGCGGTGATAAGTATAACAGTAAGACAAAAAAACAAGACCATGACGTTGACGTAGTGCACGTTGCCAGTGATGAGCCTACAAAAGCTAAGAGCTTATTAAATATAATAGACTCTATGATGGAAGCTCACGAAGGTTGTGAGATTGAAATAGATGTAGTAATAAAACAACATAGGTATGAGTAATATATGAGATATACTTATAATTGTAATGACGGCTTGAATACTGATAAAAGCACAAATCATATTCAGGCTATGTCATATAAAAAAATGTTAAAAATACTGCCTTCAAAATATCCTGTAGGTACTATTGTTAATATTAGTTATACAAACAAAAAAGATAATTTGATTATTAAAGATGTAAAGGTTAGCTCTAATGATTGAAATATTTTTAGATGCACCAATGGAGCTCAAGGTTTTAATCTTGGGCTTCATGTTTTTATTAATTAAAGAAACATTAAAAAAGAAGGACTAGACGGCACAATGAAAACTATAAAACAAATAAAAGACTCACTGTCTTGGGAGCAATCTCAGGACAGTAGAGCCAATGTTTGTATTTCATATTTAGGTACAGAGACAAAACCTAATTTAATAAATGAAACTAACATTGAAGACTTGACGGCGTATTTAAAAAAGCGTGGTATCAAAGGTTCTACTGTCAATAGATATTTAGCTAGTCTCAGTAAAATATTAAAATATGCTTACAATAGACCAAGCGTTTACAATATGACTAGACTGCCTCATATAGTATGGCAGGAAGAGTCTAAAGCTAGACTAAGATTTATGACAGCAGATGAAGAGCAGACTATGATTAGAATATTGGGTAAGAGCCCATATCTGAGTCTATTTTTATTTTTGTTAGATACTGGAGTTAGACTAGGCGAAGCATTAAATTTTAAAAAAGATGCAATACAGAAACTAGACGGCAAATATTTTATTGTGTTGTATGCAGATGAAACTAAAAACAATACGACTCGGAGTGTACCGTTGACTAGACGGTGTGTTGCTATTGTAAATGCAATCGGTGATTTTAGCCATTTAGACTATAATATGACTGAGCGTGTTTGGAAGCGTTTACGTCAAGATATGGGACTAGACGGTGATAAACAGTTTGTTATACATTGTTTACGTCATACGTGTGCTTCAAGACTAGCTCAATCAGGTAAAGTAGAGTTACACTTTATTAAAGAATGGTTGGGTCATAAGTCGTACAACATGACGCTTAGATATGCACATTTAATGCCTAAGAATCTATTAAAAGCTGTGTCTATACTTGAGGATTACAAGTAAAGTACCCATAGTAGATAGCACAAATTAACACATAAACTTATAGGAGTTAATATGACCAAGATATTAGAAATAATGCCTACTTTCCCTGACCAACAAGCTAATGAAAAAGAGATGGCTATTGCAGGGACTACAAGAACCAATAAAAGACTTCATTCTCATATTGAGAGAGAAGAGGAAAGTGTTACCAGTTACGGTAAAGTAATGGTAGCCAATACAATCAGACCTTTAGCAATGCACATAGGAGATTGGATTATAAACACCGCTAAGCGGACTGTATGTAAACCACCTATTGCTTTCACTAAGTTATGTGAAGTTCAACCTGAGATATTGGCTTTAATTACTGGTAAACATATTATTAATACTATTACACAATATAAACCATTGACTGCTACATGTATTAGTTTGGGTGGTAAAGTTGAGACTGAGATTGCATTAAAAAATTTCAGACATTTAAACCCAGAGTTATACGACACAGTCAAACAAGACTTAGACAAAAGGTCTTGGAATTATACTTACAAACGTAGAAAACTTAGAGAGAGTGCTAAACGTGATGAAATCATGTCTTGGGAAGAGTGGACTACACCTACAAAATTACACGTAGGTTTAAGATTAGTAGAGCTTATGATTGAGTCTACTGGTATGATTGAAATAGGTTTAGAAACTGTCAAACATAAAAAAGCTAAGATTATAAAACAGACTCAGAAGACTAGAGAATGGATTAAAAATAGAAATGCTTTTAATGAATTACTTAATCCTGACTACATGATGACTGTAATGCCGCCTAAGATGTGGTCTACAGTGCATGGTGGCGGTTATTGGACTAAGGAATTACCAGAGTTAGATTTAGTTAAACAAAAAAATAAATTGTTTGCTAGAGAGTTGGCTAACTTTGACATGCCTAAAGTATACAGGGCGGTAAATGCTATGCAAACAACCGCATTTAAAATAAATAACTACATACTAGGCGTTATGGCTGAGGCTTGGGATAGAGGACTGTCTATAGGTGGTATGCCACCAATTACAAATCTTACAGTACCCAACAAGCCTCACGACATAAAAGACAATAAAGAATCAAGACGTAAATGGAAGAAGGAAGCAGTTGTAGTGCACACTGAAAATGCACGTATGTTTTCTAAAAGAATGTTGTATGCAAAAATCTTACACTTAGGTGAAAAGTTTAAAACTTATGCTACAGTATACTTTCCAATGCAATTTGATTTTAGAGGTAGAGCATATTGTGTCCCTGCTTTTCTTAACTATCAATCTATCAACGGTGCAAAAGCATTGTTGTCGTTTGCAAAAGGTAAAGCAATCACAAAAGAAAACAAAGGTGATTTTTGGTTGGCTGTGCATGGAGCTAATATGTATGGAGCAGACAAAATATCATTAGAAGACAGAGTACAATGGGTTGAAGACAATGAAGATTGGATTTTTAAATGTGTTGAAGACCCTTTTACAAATAGACAATGGGAAGACGCAAGTAATGCTTTTCAATTTTTAGCTTGGGCTGAAGAGTGGAAAAGATTTAAAGCTGAAGGTTATGGCTTTGTATCTAACATTGTAGTTAATGTTGATGGCTCTTGTAATGGTTTACAAATTTATTCATTAATGCTTAGAGATGAAAAAGCAGGTGCATTAGTAAACTTATTGCCAAGTGATAAGCCAAAAGACATTTATCAATTAGTTGCAAATTCTGTAACTGATAAGTTAAAAGAACATGTTAAAGAAGGTAAACCTTACGCTCAGCAATGGCTTGACTATGGAGTTAAGCGTTCAACAACCAAAAGAAGTATTATGACTATCTGTTATGGAAGTACCAGATATTCTTGCACTGACTTTGTAGTTGAAGATTTAACTAAACGTAAAGACAAAGGAGAGGTTCACCCATTTGTTGATGACATGTTTAAACCTGCATCTTATTTAGCTAGTATAATATGGGATAGCATTGGTGACAATTTAAAATCAGCAAGAGTAGGAATGAAGTTCTTACAGGATATAGCACGTATTGTGTCTAGGTTACAGTTGCCTATACACTGGGTTACGCCTGTTGGCTTTCCAGTATATCAATCATACCCTGAAATGAAGTCTAAAAGAGTTAAGGCTATGTTAATGGGTGAGGTTATTAAACCTCGTATTAATACTGAAAAAGACACAACAGACAAATTGCGAATGAGTAACGGAGTTGCACCTAATCTGGTTCACTCGGTAGACTCTGCCGCAATGATTGAAACTGTAAATGTTGCAATGGATAATGGTATTATTAACTTTTGTAATGTTCACGACTCGTTTGGTACTACTGCGGCTGACGTAGAAGTTCTAAACACAAGTCTCAGAGAAGCGTTTATCAATATGTTTACTGAAAATGATATATTAGAAAATTTCAGAAATGATGTATTGAGACAGTTACCTGAGAAATACCATGATAAGTTACCTGAAGTTCCTCAAAAGGGTAATTTAGATATTAATAAATTGAGGAAAAGTAAGTTCTTTTTTGCATAGGCAGAAAAGTACCCCTACTAGACAATAAAAAGGAGACATATATGTCAAAAAACAATAATGTAAGGATTGTAACACCAGTTGGCGTTAGTCAATACGCATGGCTTACAACCCCTGATACACAATTTGATGCAGATGGTCATTATAAGACTAATCTTATTGTTAAGTCAGATGAGTCTCAGTCAGTTGTCAAAGCGATTGATAATGAGATGAAGAAAAGTGTTACTCTTGCTAAAGAGAAGACTAAAGGTAAAGAACCTAAGATGGCTAATCTTCCATACGAGGAAGAAGTTATTGAAGGTAAACCTACTGGGAATCATATCTTCAAGTTTAAGACTAAAGCTAAAATCATAACTAGAGATGGAAAAGTTATTCCAAACAAAGTTGCTATCTTTGATAGTTCAGGGAAACCTATGATTGATGCTAATGTTTGGTCAGGTAGTGAAATGAAAGTATCAGCAGAGTTGATACCATATTACACTGCAATGGCAGGAGCAGGAGTTAGCCTTAGATTAAGAGCAGTGCAGATAACTAAACTTGTAGAGGGCGGAGCAGGTAACTCAAAAGGTTATGGCTTTGATGAAGTAAAAGATGGTTACGTTGCACCAGAAGACAAGACATTTGAAAATGAAGTGGCACAATCACAAGCTGACTTCTAATCAAGTAGGTCTAAAATACGGATTTAGGTCAGGCTTAGAGATAGCAATATCAAAAGAGCTTGACTTAAATAAAGTTAAATACGAATTTGAAACAATTAAATTAAAATACACTGTCCCAGAAAAAGTACACACTTATACTCCTGATTTTTATTTAAAAGAAAAAGAATTTTTTATAGAGACTAAAGGCTTATTTACTTCAGCAGATAGAAAAAAAATGCGGTTCATAAAAGAACAACACCCTGAGTTAGACATAAGATTTATCTTTAGCAACAGTAGACAAAAAATTAGTAAAAAAAGTAAAACAACATACGGAATGTGGTGTGAGAAATATGGTTTTAAATATTCTGACAAACATATTCCTAGAGAATGGTTATGAGTAATTTGAGAACAGAAACAAAATATATAGTTATACACAGTAGTGAGTCTTCTCCAAAAGAAAACTTTGATGTGAATGACATAGATACACAACACCGTAAAGACGGTCTATTTTCTTGTGCATTTCATAAAATAATTAAAAGAGATGGCACAGTGCAAGACGGTAGAGACATGCAAGTAGCAGGAGCTCATATCGCAGATGGTAATTTAAAACTATCTAATAAAAATTCTAT